TTAATGAATATTCAGCAAGAATTAAAAGCACCAAAAGGACAATACAATGATTTCGGTAAATATGCTTACAGAAGTTGCGAGGACATTTTAGAGGCAGTAAAACCTTTATTAAAAAAAGAAAAGGTAGTGTTAACAATAAGTGATGAACTTCAATATATAGGAAATAGATACTACATAAAAGCAACAGCAACACTTATTGATACTGAAAGCGAGGCAACTATAAGTAATAGTGCTTATGCAAGAGAAGAAGAAACAAAAAAAGGAATGGATGGAAGTCAAATAACTGGAGCAAGTAGTAGTTATGCTCGAAAATATGCTTTAAACGGTTTATTTGGAATAGATGATAATAAAGATAGTGATACTACTAATATTCAAAGTAAAGAAGAAAAAGAAGATAAAAAGGCAAGCCCTAAGCAAATAGAATTATTATCTAAATATTATCAAGGAGAAAACTTAACAAAATTATTAGAAGTAAATAATCTTGAAAGACTAGAAGATATGTCTATCAATAAAGCAAGTGAAATATTAAGTAAACTATTTGCAAAAAAGGAGGACAAATAATGAATAATTTAATAGTAAAGGAAATGGAAGAATTTAAATTAAGACAAACTATAGCAGATGAATTAATTTTAATTGACAAGGAAGAAAAAGCATTAAAAGAGAAAAAAGAAAAGATAAGAGAAATCTTATTAAAAGAAATGGAAGAGAAAAATATCTTAAAATTAGAAAATGAAAATATTAGTATTACTTATAAAGCACCAACAGAAAGAGAAACATTTAGAACAGCAAAGTTCAAGAAAGATTTACCTGATTTATATGATACTTATGTAGAATTCACACCAGTTAAAAGTTCATTATTAATCAAAATTAAATAATGCAAACATGGACTATAGGTAATTATGTTATAGAATATTGGGAAGATAGTCATCTTTATATATGTAATGGAATTATTCTTCCCTCTATAACAACAATATTAAAAAAGAAATTTGGAAATAAGTATCAAGGAATAGATGAAAGAATACTTGAAGTAGCAAGCCAAAAAGGTACTGAAATGCACCAAGCGATTCAAGATTATGAAGAAGATGGCATAAATGACCTTAATAATAGAGAACTTCAAAATTACATATTCTTAAAGAAACATTATAAATGGCAAGTAATAGCCTCAGAGATACCAGTAATCTTGTTTCTAGATGATGTTCCAGTAGCAATAGGTAGATTGGACCAGATAATAGAAATGAATGGTGAAAGAGGGGTAAATGATTTTAAAAGAACAGCCACTTTTGATAAAGAATATGTAGCATATCAAACTAACCTTTATAAGATAGCCTATGAGCAAAGTTATCACATGCCATTATCATTTGTAAGTGGTACACATTTAAGAGAAGAAAAAAGAAAGTTCTATAAATTGCCAGTAAATGAAGAAATGGCAATGAAATTAGTAAAAGAATATTTGGAGGATAAAAATGACACAAAATGAAATGATAATTAAATACCTAAATGAACATGGAAGCATAACTACTTATGAAAGTTATTCAAAATTATTTATAACTAGGTTAAGTGCCAGAATATTCGACATAAAAAATAAGTATGGAATAGAATTTGATGAAGAATGGGTAACAAAAAAGAATATTTATGGTAAAACTTGCAGTTTTAAAAAGTATATTCTAAAGAGAAAGGAAGAAAAAGATGTATAGATTTAAAAAAGAAAAATTTGATAAAATAAAATTAAATCAAGCAAAAGTAGCAGAGGAAGTTGGAATAACTAGACAGTATATGAATAGTATATATAATCAAGCAACATTATGCAAAAAAACAACAGCATATGCTATAACAAAAAGTATAGACAATAATGCCGAAATAAAAGATTTTTTTGAAGAGGTAAGATAATGAGTATAAGAAGTCAATTTTGCGAGTTTGATAAAGAAACAAGAAAGTATATAAAAAAAAGAGATAATAATAGGTGTGTATTTTGTGGAAATAATGGGGCTTTGCAAATAGCACATATATTCTTATCAAGAGCACATGGTGGAAAAGGCTGTAAAGAGAATGGGGTTATGTTATGTATTAAATGTCATCAAGCATTAGATAATGGCAAAGATACTTCATTAAGAAATGAAATACATACCTATTGCGCCGAATATTTAGTAAAAAAAGAGAATATATTAAGTATTACCGAGTTAATGAAAACACTTAAATATGATAAGAAAAACGACCTTAGAGAAAGAATTATAATATCAGAAGAGAAAAAAGAAATAAAAGATAGATGTAAAAATTGCAGATTATTAGAAAAAAGGCAAGTAAAAAGTAATTCGATACCAACATATTATTGTAGATATAGAAAAATAAGAATAACGAAAAATACAGAGGCTTGCAAAGATTTTAGGAGGATAAAATGAAACCGGAAAAGATAAGTAAATATCAAATGTGGAAATTAAAAAAAGAATTCCCTACAAGTAAGACTGAAAGAGAACAATTAAGAACACTAAAAAAGAATAAACAAGAAGATATAAAAGCATATTTGATTATAATTAATTTATTAGTCTTAGCAACGATATTAATTTATATATTATATCTAATGTTGACTTATAAGTGGTAAGGAGGAAGAATAATGAAAGATAAAAAAATAGAAAAAATAAAAGAATTGGCACAGCCATTAATTGAATATATAAAAAATAATCATCATCCACATACAAAAATAATAATTGAAGATGATTTTGTTGAGGTGGTAGAAACAATTTATGGAATACCTATAGAATATGAAGATAAGGAGGGAAAAAGATAATGTTAAAGATTAAAGATAATGTAGATTTAAAAGAATTAGAAAAGTATGGTTATAAACTCCAAGAAGATTGGTGGAATAGAACGACAGAAGTAACAGGCAACGATGTAAAAGGTGAAATGATTTATTCTAAAAATGTAGATTATTATGTAACTATTGAAATAGAACTTGAAACAAGAAGAATAACTGAAAATTATGATGATATGTTTGTAACAGTGGATGAGAAATATATTAAAGATTTAATAAAAGCAGATTTAGTAGAAAAGGTAAGCGAAGAAAAATGAAAACTTTAAAACAAGAAATAATGATATTTATATCAGCTTTAACATTTTGTTATATTGCACATAAACTTAACGCTTACAATGTGATTATTATTTATATTTTAGCGAGAATATGGATTGAAAATAAATGTAGGTGAAATAGATGAGTTATAGATTAATAGATAATGATACAGGTAAAGATATAATTGAAACATTAGATAATTTAAAAGAAGAAAACAATCAATTACAATCCAACTGGAATAGTTTAAGAGAATATATTAAAAATAATTCAATATATTACAATACAAGTGATGGTTGTCAATGGGTAGACCAATTTAAGTTATTAGATAAAATGAACGAATTAGAGGAAGGAAATAAAGATTAAATCACGTGAAAAAGAAATAAAGAAATTATTATATCTAAAAAATGAACTAATAAAACAAACAAGAAAAGAAATAAAACAATTACATCAAGAATTAGACATGATAAATGGATATAAAAGATTGGAGAGGAAGAAAAAATGAAAATAATAGATTTATTATGCGACTTAATAAAAGATGGACTAGTAGAGAAAGTAGATGATTAAATGTTTATATTATATATACCATTAATTATATTGGGGGTTATTGGTATTATAGCAATAATAAATTTTATTCTAATGATTAAGGAGTGGAAAGATGAATGAGGTAGTAAAAGAAACTATTAAAATCTTACAAAATAATTCATTAGTAAAAAGCGGTTCTTATGAATTTATAGGAGACAGCGATATTATTTATGCTGAAATATATATATTATTAAAATTCATAGAAGATTTACAACAAGAAAACAAACAATTAAAAGAAAAATTGGATTGTGATTTACAATGGGCTTTTAAATATGAAAAACAAGTAGATAATTGGAATAAGTTAAAAGAATGGTTAAAAGAATATGAAGAAGGCACTTATGGTCTTGGTTCTTATGAAACAGGTCTTTCTGATGGATTGGGAGATGTAATTAAAAAAATGCAAGAACTAGAAGGAAGTGATAACAAATGATTGATATAATAATTAATGATGATTATGCAGTATTAACAACAACAAACTATGGTTTCTACTATGGTTATGAATATGATACGAAAGAATGTGGATGTGGAGAAACTGAAGAAATATGGGGATTTGAGGTTAATGGAAACAATGGTAAATTATTTGGAATTAGTGTTGATGATATGAAAAAGATAAAAGGCTGTCCTGACAAATGGGATTGTGAAGCAATGCTTTTATTTGGTATTGGACTATTTATTAACAAAGTAACAATTGATTTAACTAAGAAAGTAGAGAGTGATGATTAAATGACTAGAGAAGAATTTATAAAACAAAGATGTGAAATAGATAAAATAACAGAAGAAGAATTTGAAAAACGATACAGAGTTGTTAAATGTAATTGTGGACAGCCTTATTGTAAAGGATATAGATGTCTTGATTTAGATGGTTTATTAAAAGAAAATCAAGAATTAAAGAAACAACTTGAAGAATATAAAGCAACAAATAAAATATTATCACATGAATTAACAAAAGATAAAGTTTTACAGCAAGATTGTTTAACAACTTGTTGTGGAATACCAATAGGAGATATACCTAAATTAATAACTCAACAAAAAGAGTTTATAAAGTATTTAGAAGATGAAAAAGATAGATTAGCAAGGATATGCAATAATCTTGGCGAAGATAAATTTGATGAAGCAGATGACATTTTACAAAAATACAAAGAAGTAATTGATAAAGCAATAGAAGAATTAAAAAAGGGGCTTCATGAATTAGATATAAGAAGAAGAGAAGAAGTTTACATAGAACAATACATAGAAGAAGCATTAAATATGTTAAAAGAGGTGGAATAAATGAATAAAGAATATGTCTTTGTAGGAACTGCACAATTAAAGACTAGAGATTATATAAATCAATTAGAAAAAGAAAATAAAGAATTAAAAGAAGATATATCATTTTGCTTACATTCAATAAAGCAAGAAATGGAGATGTCAACAGACAGCAGAACTAGAAATGAAATGACAAGTTGCTATGAGATACTTAAGAGGTGGAATAAATGAAAATAATAAATAATACTAGTTTAAATTATTCAACTATTGGCTCAATTATAGATAACATAATGTCAAGCACAAAAGGAGCAACTCATTATATAGGGCAAAAAGAATGGACTATATTAGAAATTAATAGTCATAAAATAACAATACAAATAAGGTATTTAAAAAGTTATATAGAATGGAGATTTGATGAAAAATGAATATAAATATTTATTCAAAATATAAAGTTAAATACAATTGTTATGGTGTGGAAATAGATGAAGAAAATAGCACACCTGATGATATATCGTTTAAAAAATTTAATTATGAAAATAATGTTATAGAGAATGGCGTAATACTAGCAGAAAGAATAGCAAGATATATAGAACAGACTAATTTTCAAGAAATAACAATAAATGATAATTTAATTACAATAGAGTTCTTTAATCCTAACAATGGGGAAGCAAGTACAATTAATATGATAATAGAAAAGGAGAATTATGATAAATAATGACTGCTAAAGAGATGTTTGAAGAGATGGGGTATGAGTATAATGAATGTTTTTTTGAAGAAACATTAGATGATATATATTATCAAAAAGCAGGTAAATATACCCCACAAATACAATTTAGTTTGAATCATAAGGTTGTGAAAGTTTATAGAGAAGGTAATAAATCAAGTAGTTTTGATATTAAGTTATTGCAAGCAATAAACAAACAAGTAGAAGAACTAGGATGGAATAATGAGGAAAAATAATGGAACATCATAGAAGAAGAGAACTATTAAAGATAAGACAATCCTTTTTAGAAAGGTATAAATTGGCAAAGCAATTTAAAGATAAATTTTATACTGAATATTTTGCTAAACAGATAAGAGATATAGATGAAGAATTGAAAGGAAGAGATAGATAATGAGCCAAAATATTGAAAGAAAAATATTAAGAAAAAAAGAAAAAGATAAATTAAAAGAAATACATAATACATACAATAGAAAGCCAAAAGAAATATGCCCTAAGTGTCATAAAAAAAGTTTATTTATGACTAACAGCAAAAAAGAAGTATATTGCATAAGATGTAATAATTTAGTTGCAATAAAGAAATAATTATGCTATAATAGTAGGCGGAAAAGTAGGAGAACAAGTAAAAACTAATTTATTTTCTTTTAAATACATATATTACCATAATTACGCGCGCTGTGTCTTTGTTCTCCCTTAAAATCTTGTGAAATTATGAGTTTGTCTTTAGTGAGTTTGATAGTTTCTAACTTTTTTAGAATTGGAGGATAAAATGAAATATGAATTTATTAAAGTTGATTTAGATACTTACAAATTAGTATATACTAGCAAAGATAAAAAAGAAGTATCTATTGAGTTCAAAAGAACAATTGAAATGGCTGAAAAATTGCAAGGAATAGTAGCAACAGCAAGACTTAATATGTATAAAGAATTAAGTAAACAAGGAATAACAAAAAATGACCTTATAATCAAAAAAGATGATGGAAAAGGTCATATAACTTATGATGAAACTAATTACCAAGAATATGAAAAATTTTATATTCAATTAGAAGAAGCAATCATATTAAATGAAATGATAGAAAAATTATTCGGCAAGAATATAAAAGATTTATTTGATGATATGGGTATTGATAACATACCAGAAGCAGAACAGCCTATGCAACTACAATTATTTAGTTCTAAATTAGGACAGATTATTAGCAAAGGACTAGATGATACTCCCAGTGAGGGAAATAAAGAATAATTATAGCAAAAAAACAAGCAATAAGACAATATTTTGCTTCGCTTATCAAGAAGACTTAGACCAAGCCTATGCTTTTTATTGTAGTAGATATGAAAACATCTCATATAAAGAGTTTATGCAATTAGGTTTATTTGAATTTAAAAAGAAATTAGGAAGTGTACCTAAAACTGAGCCTTTGTATGACATTATAAAATCAAGAACAATAAACATAGCAAGTATAAAAGATAAAGAAGAGCGAAAGTATTGGAGAGAATTACGAAGAATTAATCAGATACCTCAAATATTTATACCTACAAAAGAAGTGTTTGATAATTTAAAAGGAAGACTAAAAGAAACAAGTCAATTAGGAGGAAAATAAAAAATGGAAAGAGATTTAATTAAATTTAATAAAAATATAACAAAAGTAAATAAGGATATAGCAAAATATGAAGATGAGAAAGGTAATGTTGCAATTTTAAATATTGGTAGTTTATTATGTGGATGTGAATATTTAGAATTAGATGAATTATCTTATAAGAAAGCATTATTTGAAAAAATAGTAGATAAGAATATTAAATATAATAAAATTAAAATTACAAAAGCAGTAGATAAATACACTAAGACTAAAAATGAAAAGGACAAAGGTACTATCATAGATGCCGAAGTAGAAGTATCACAAGTATGGATAGTTAAAAATGGCTTAGGTTTAACAAAGGCATATAATAGCAAGGAAAAAGCCTTATCTTATGTAGAAGAAATCAATAATAAATATTTAGAAATGGCAGAGTTAAAATAAAATTAAAAGATTAATAAAGTGGGAGGTAATAATGGAAATAATATATAAAAATATAAATGAGTTAATACCTTATGATAACAATCCTAGAATAAATGATGAAGCAGTTGAATATGTTAAAAATTCAATTAAAGAATTTGGATTTAAAGTACCTATTGTAATAGACAAAGATAATGTTATAATTGCAGGACATACAAGAATAAAAGCAAGTAAAGAATTAGGAATAAAAGATATTCCTTGTATAATTGCTGATGATTTAACTGAAGAACAAGTAAAAGCATTTAGATTAGCAGATAATAAAGTTAGTGAAAAATCAATGTGGGACTATACTAAGTTAGATGAAGAATTAGATAGTATTTTAGATATTGATATGAGTGTGTTTGATTTTAATACCGATGAAATAGACTGGAGTAATGTTGACGATTTATCCGATGAAAAATACGAAGAACCTGAAAAAGATATACTAGAATGCCCACATTGCCATCATATAGACAGTAAAATTCACTTTAAAAAAGTAGAAATTGCGGAGCAACCAAAAGATTAAAATGAAAGTATTTTTAAGTGGTTTAGAAGCAAGTGGAGAATTTAATAAAATAAATGAATTAATACCTAAATATAAATATATATTGTGTTCATATTATTATTTAAAACAAGATATATTTGAAATTATTTTAAATAAAAGTGAATTAATGATAATCGATAGTGGAGCACATTCATTCCAAAAAGGCAAAAAAGTTAATTGGGAAGAATATACAAAAAAATATGCAGAGTTTATAAAAAATAATGATAATGAAAAAATTGTTGGTTATTTTGAAATGGATGTGGACAACATAATTGGTTATGAAAAAGTTTTAGAATTAAGAAAGATACTTGAAAGTGTATCAAATAAAATTATTCCTGTGTGGCATAAAAATAGAGGAATAGAAGAATATAAAAAAATGTGTAAAGACTATGCAGGCAGAGTAATTGCAATAACGGGTTTTAAAAATGAGGATATAAAAGATAATCAATATATGATGTTTTTAAAGTATGCAAGAAAATATAATTGTAAAGTACATTGTTTAGGTATGACAAGGAGAAAAATATTAGATGAAGTTCCTTTTGATTTTGTAGATAGTAGCAGTTGGAAACAGGCAAGTATTTATGGAAGAATAGGAAATAGAAAAGTAAGTAAAGAATTTAGTAAAACAAAAAGATATATAGTAATGGCAGAAAGTTTTAAACTAGGTATGCAGATGCAAGAACATTATTATATGAAATGGAAAAATGTAAACAAAGATTAGTAGTTATCCAAAACCTACAATAAAAAAATTAAGGAGTGATATTATGAATATATTATTAGGTATATTAGGAATAGTGTTATGTTTTAGTATAGAAATAATAATAGAAAAAATATTTAAAAAAGAAGGGTTGTATGTATGGTTAGCAGTTGCTTTGGTGACAGCAAATATATTAGTTGCTAAAAATATTAATATATTAGGTTTACAAGCAACATTAGGAAACATATTGTTTGCAAGTACATTTCTAGCAACAGATATTTTAAGTGAAAAATATAGTGCAAAAGAAAGCAGAAAAGCAATAAATATAGGAATAGTATCAGTAATATTGTTTACAATAGCAACACAATTTAGTTTATTATTTAAGCCAAATAATTTAGATATGGTAAATGATAGTCTAAAAAATATATTCACATTTAATTTAAGAATAAGTATATCAAGCATAGTAATGTGTTATTTAAGCAATATGTTAGATATAATAGTATTTGAAAAAATAAAGAAGAAGATACCAAATAAAATGTGGGTAAGAAATAATATAGCAACAATAATAAGCAATTGTTTAGAAAATTATTTTTTTACAATATTTGCATTCATAGGTATATATGATTTAAAAACAATATTTGCTATTGCTACAACAACAACTATATTAGAAATTATGATAGCAATATGCGATACACCATTTTTATATTTAAGCAAAAAATTAAAATAAAAAAGGAAGTGATATTATGGTAAAAGGAGATACGCCAGCACAAGATAAAATTGATAAGAAACAATTTGAAAATTTGTGTGGGCTTCAATGTACTTTATTAGAAATATGTGATTTCTTTGATGTCGAAGATGATACTTTAAATAGTTGGTGCAAAAAAACTTATGGAACTACATTTTCGGAAGTATTCAAGATAAAAAGAGGAAAAGGCCAAATATCACTTCGTAGAACTCAATGGAAATTAGCAGAAAAAAATCCTACAATGGCTATATTTCTAGGTAAACAATATCTAGGACAAACTGATAAAGTTGAAACAACAGGAGAAATGAGAGTAATGCCTACTATTAAAATGGAAGTAATAGATAACAGTAATTTGGAGAGTGTGTTATATGATAATAAAGAATAAATACCACAATACTAAAGTTATCTATAAAGGAATAAAGTTCGATAGTAAAAAAGAAATGCAGAGATATAAAGACCTTGAATTATTAGAAAGCACTGATTATATCTGTAATCTAGAACTACAAAAAAAATTCTTGCTTCAAGAGGGATATACAAATGCTAAAGGCAAAAAGATAAGACCTATTTACTATATAGCAGATTTCTATTACTTTGACTTATTAAAAGATAAATGGGTAGTAGAAGATACCAAAGGAGTTAGAACAGAAACTTACAAATTAAAGAAGAAATTATTTGAATATAAATACAATTTAACAATAGATGAATTATAATACTACTCTAATAGGTAGTATACTGATGATATATAAAAAAACGAGTGAGGAAAGGTTTTTATTCTAGGCTTGTTTTCCATGAGTAGTTTGAATCTATAGAAATCCATTATATCATCAGTATAGTGCTTATAAGAGCACTTCTCCATAAAATTCGGATAAAAATAAAAACAGTACTGCTATTAAGCAGTACACTGATAATATGTAAGTGTAGGTTAGGTTCGCCAATGTGGCACTATATTTCTAATAGGCTAACTACTTTAGAAAACTAGACATATTATTAGTGTAGTGTTTAATAACACTGGAAAGAAAAAGGAGGTGTCAGAAATGGCAAAAAAAAGTAACACTGGAAAGAAAAAGGTTGATATTATTAGTCTAGATAACAAACCGGTTAATCCACAAGTTCAAGAGGAAAAAGTAGAAGTACCTACAAAGTTCGTTAAAGTTGGCTCTACTACTCCAAAAACAGCAGAAAGTAAAATTAAATTACATAATGGAAGAGTATATAAAGACTTAGGCAATGGATATGGTATGTATTCTGATAATGGACAAGTATTTAGACTTAAATAGGAGGTAAATATGGAGTTTATTAAATTAAGAGAAGATAGATATTTAATCAAAGATAGCAATGGCTTGATTGTATCTAACGAAGAAAAACTAAAATTAGAAAAGAAAGAATTAATCATTAAAGATATAGAAAGCAATGAGTGTCAAGGAAAGACTACTCAAAGAATTGAAGAAATAGATAGGGAGTTGGAAAATGGAAACAAATCTAAATCTAACACTATCAAAAAAGCAAAGTCAACTACTAAATGATATACTTACTCCTAATCTAACTGAAATATATGTATTAGGAAGTACACAGAGCGGCAAGACCTTTGATATATGTTTAGGGTGTATTTTATATGCTCAAGTCTTGTATAACTATAATCCAAATGAAAATTACTTCGGTTCTATAACTGGTTGGAGTTTAGAAACATTAAAAGGTAACATATTAGAGCCTTTAAAAAAGTTTCTAGATGATATGAAGTTGAAAAAAGGAAGAGATTATATATTAAGGTGGCAGACTGACGAAAAGTATCTAGAGATATATAATATTAGGTACTATTTCTTTGGTTTTAATAATGTTCTTGCATTCAATAAGATATTAGGTAAACCTTTGATATTTGAGTGGATAGATGAAAGTGCCAGAATATACTCACAGGATAATTTAAGAGAATCATTTAATGAGTTCCCAGGTAGACAAGTATCTTATGCAGACCACCCTTATTTAAAGACTATACATTCATTCAATGTTGAGGGAGGGGAAAATCACCCATACAAAATTGACTACATAGATAAGAAGCCTTATGCTAAGCATTATTCTTTCTTTCCCTATGACAATCCTAAGATAAAAACAGAAGAAGCAATGCGAAAGGTATTAGAAATGTTCCCACCTGGAAACCTAAGAGAACAAAAGATATTTAATAGATGGATACTTGCTACTGGTAGGGTATTCAATACTATAAATACTATAGACAACTTAGATAATTATGCTTTTAGAGAAATAGGAATAGGAATAGACTATGGTTCGGTCCATGCGACAGCCTTTGTACCTATTGCCCTTGCTTATGATAAAGTAAATAAGAAATGGGTATTAATAAGGCTAGAGTATTACTATCATAATGCTAAAGAAGAACAAGACAATCCTACAACTGAATATTTTAGCAAGCAATTAAGATTATTCTTATTGTATCTAAAAAGCGAGTATGGACAAGTGCCTATTACCACTATGGTATTAGATAGTGCCGCCGCTCATTTCCATAATAGGCTAATTGCTGATAATATATCACATACATTAATCAATAAAAGCATGGATAATGTAGTTGAGGGAGTTCAATATATGCAATCTTTGTTCTATAAGGGATATCTGCTTATATACAAACAAAAAGCAATTAAGCATATAACCGATAGTGGCGAATTAGTTTATAGTGGCAAAGATGATGGAATGCTTGAATTAGAAAGTTATAGATATGACTTAAAGGCAAGTGCTAAAAGTGGTAAAGAAGCCTATGTAAAAGAGTTTGATGACCACATAGATGCCTTAAGGTATATCATAATAGAATTTAAAGAAACTGATAGAGCGCCAGTAGTATAAAAGGAGTTGATTAAAATCGAAATTCGTTGTAAATCTACAAAAAGATATTTGTTTAAGATAGAAATTGAAGAATATTATAAAAATCTAAAAAAGATGGGAATAGAAGTAGAAACTCCACTGGTAATAGAATATCCTTGTCCTAAGTGTAAGATGATAGAAGTATATGAAATATATCCTACCCATTACATACATATTAGAAGTTATAAAAGAGATGTTGACAATAATAAATAATTATGCTATAATTTAAGAGATAGAAAAGTGCGAAAAAGTGTGTCGTAAACATAAGAAGCATATAGTTAAAAAGAGATAACTATATGTTTTTTATTATTTATACACATAGAAAGGAGTTAAAAATGAGAACTCTAATAGAAAAAATAAGTGACATTTTTACTATTATTATTGATAAAATTGTGGAAAAAGCACAAAAATTGAAAAAATATCTAATAAATAATAAGAAATGGACTTTGTATTTATATTTAAATGGTCAATGCATAGATAAAAGAAAAATAGATAAAGACTTTGCACCTATGGGTAAGTTTTATGTAGTAAAAGTAAGAGGCATGAAACATTTACTAGGAACTAATAGAAAAGTACAAATTGTGGTTCAAAGTTATAAATATAAATTGACTGATGAAAAGAAAAGAGAGGCTCATATTGAAACTCTAATATATGAAGGAGTTGATATTAAATGAATAACCAAGTGAGATTGAAATCAGCATACAATTATTTAGAGGCTCCATATATAAGAGTAGAGGCAACAGTAACTCAACCTGGTATAACTAATGGAAAGCCTAATATTTATAAGAGAAATGACTATATAATTGCTCCTAGTGGCAAAAAGGTTGCTACATATATAGTAAATCAAATATTTGGCTCAGATTTAGTAACACAGACAGAGGGATTATCAATAAATTGGTTAATGCCTACACTTAAAGAGAGCCTAGAATTAGCAGTATATGAAGAAGAAAGTTTCATATTAATAAATAAGTTTGATAATAAGATATATCTAGAGTGCATCAAGAAATCAGATATACATGATTTAGTACAAAAATATGACAAAGTAATAAGTGGTACTATCATACAAGAGTTTGTTACTAAAGAAGATATATATGAACTTCATAGAAATATTAAGTTAGAAAATGGTATTACTTATATGACTATGGAAGCGTTTAAAGAAGATAAAGGTGGCAAGTTAATACCTGTTGATTTAGGAACATTTAATCTAAGGACTGGTAATGAATACATTGCTAAGTACATATTACCTTATGAAAATCTAATTAATATAGATATAGGTCAGAATTTCTTTAAAGATAGTAAAAAGTTCTTAAATGAAGAAATGGAAATATTCAACACCTTTGTTGATGAAATAGAAAAGACCAAAACTAAGATAGTAACAAGTCAGCACTATCAAAGTGGCGATATAGTAACTAATTGGCAACCTGCTTCTAATCATTACAAAGTAGATACATTATCAGTAGGAAAATTAGCGGATTACTTCACTTTATTACCTGGAGATAAAGACCATCAATTATTCGAGTTTTTACAAGGTGATATTAGATTTAATGAATATATTAGTTCGTTTAAATTCTGTGATTATCAAGTAATTCAAATGGCTGGACTAAGCCCTGCAACATTTGGTTATGAAAAAGATGCTTATCAGAATGTTGATAGCATAGATTTAAGCAAGAATAATTCTGATATGACTATTGAGGCAATAAAAACACAAATAGAGCCTCAAATAAATCATTTACTAGAAAATGTTGTTAAGGCTCAGCAAGCGAACAATATACAAGTTAATCTAATACCTACCGAGTTAAATTGGGATTATGGAGCAAATGAAAAATTCGATGATATGAAGAAACTTCAAGTATTAAATAGAATTCAAAGTGTTGGAAGTGTTCCATATAGTGTAAAAGCAAAAATAATAACACCTATCCTTAATAAGTTAATTGATGATGACTATGTAGGTAAGAATAGTAAATTAATAGAAGAATTAATCAATGCGAATAAAGAGGAAGAAGAAGCAATACAAGTTAAGTTTGGTGAGGTATAATGAAGAAAGACCCATTTAGTTTATTTATAGAAGATAGTGCTTACTATTCAAAAAATGAATATTATAAACTAATGTATGAAACTAAACGAGTATTCTTCGATTACCTATACAAGAATAAAACTCTAGCAGAGTTCAAAAAAGAAACAGCAAGAATATGGGAAAAGGTAAACCATAAATATATGGCTGAAAGAATAAAAGAACTCGAAGATATGATAATGGCTAGAGATTTAGAGGGAAATAAGATACTAAATCCCGATGCCGAATATAAACAAATATATGAATTAGCAAGTGAAAAAGTATTCCAAAACGTAGAGAAGAAATATAAATATAACATTGATGAATATTATAAAGGCAGAAGAAAAACAGCAAACAAAAGTTATATAGATAGAGAAAGTTATCTATCTAAACTAGTAACTAAATACGATGAAGTGCAAGCCATCATACCATACCATAATAAAGATGGTTCAGTAAGAAGTTGGCACAATATTGCAGATTACAATTCAATGCTCTATAACACTAATCTTAATCATGCAGGATGGAATAGAACAATGTACGATGCCAATTTATTAGAGAAAGAACTTTTATACTTACCAGCCCATACATTCGCTTGTCCTTTGTGTATGCCTTATCAAGGTAAGGTATATGACAAAAATGGAGGAAGTGGATATACTTCTGATGGAGTTAGATACTACCCGCAAGAAGAAGCAATTGCTGGTGGTGTAGGTCATCCTAATTGCAGACACCAATGGACTATATATTGGGATAAAGACCAAATACAAGAAAATGATTATAATTCTGATGAGTGGCAAGAAGATTATGAAAAAAAGCAAAAAATACAAGCCCTACAATTAAAAAGAACTAAATTAAAAAATGATAAAAAGATATATGAAAATTTAGGAAATGGAAGTGAGGTGGATAAAACAAACACTAAAATAAAAAAGATAAATGCTACTATAAAAGAATTAAATAAATAGACCAATTGCTATTAAGTCTATAAAAGGTTAGCAGTCGCGACACACTTTTATCACTTCTAAAAAAAGGAGAATGATAAATATGAATTTTGATATTACTAAATATCTAAAAAATAAAGATATTACTATAAGTAATGATGACCTAGATGTTTCTGCTATGGAAAAAGACCTTTATAAAGGTTATACAAAGAATAGCGATATTCCTAAGCCTGATTATAGTGGTTATGTAAAGAAAGAAGATTATACTAAACTTCAAGGAGATTATACAAGCCTAGAAACTAACTACAACAACACTGTTAAAACTTTAAGTGAAACAAATGATAAGATGACTAGATTAAGTCTAGAAAATAAACTTGTTAAAAAAGGATTTAAAGAAGAAAACTTTGATGAAGTAGTTAAGTTAAGAAATAGTCTTTATGCTGATGAAAAAGATGATGATAAGGCAATCGAGGAAATAGTAACTAGATTTAAAAACACATATTTCCCAGAAGCAGAAAAGAAGAATAACATACCATTTACACAAGCACCTAATGAGGGTGGAATAAATGGAAACAATGCTAATACTGGTAAAGATATAAAGATAACAAGAGGTACTAGTATTAAAGATTTAATGATACCTGTAACTAAGTAATTTTAGTTAAATATAGAGGAAAGAAAAGGAGGAAGAAATTATGAATTTTACAGGAGTTAATTTAGACCTACAAGGTTTAATGAAAAGAACTTATGCTAATTTACTTTACAATTCTCAATTCTATAAAATGCTAGACAGAAGATGGTTTGAAGTTGGAAGAACTGGCACTCCAATTATTGAGATTGTTAAGCAATTAGACACTGCATTAAATGTAAGAAATAATGTAGAAATCGCACAAGGAGGAATTACAAACGAACTTGCTACTTACAATTCAGTAAAAGTTGACTTGACTGAATTACCTATGGACTATTCATTTAGAGTAAGCCCTATAGTAATGGGTAGTGGTATCGAAAGAGCAATTGAGGGACAAATCGAATTAAAAGAGGCTCAAATCTCTAGACAAATTGATGTATATGGCTTTAATAAATTAAATGCTGATATTACAGGACCTCAAGATGGTTCAATGGCTTATACAGATGGTCAATGTACTAAATGGGCTCCATCAAATGGAAATGAAACTATTGAATTAATTAATGATTTAAAATCTAAATTGTTCGATAGAAACATATATGATGGATACTTATTAGGACTAAGTTCAAATGCTTATGCTTACTTTATCTCAAGTTTAACATCAGTTCTTAAATTTGAAACAAGAGCAGGTGTTGAAGGTGTTGATATGGGACAAGTTGCTGATGCTTATGGTGTTAGTGTATTCCAAATCAATAGCAATGTAATAGAAAAAGATAAAGAAGGTAACAATACAAATGTAGTTGGATACTTTGCTAATGAAGTTGGTACAGTTGGTGATACATTCTGGAGTTCATTCGCTCAATACAATGGTAACTTCCCTGGATACCCAGGATACTTCGTTGTTGAGGGAAATGTAATGTTTGGAGCAAAAGTAGTAAGACCAGAAGCAGTAATTAAATTAGTTGAAAGTCTACCTGTTGTATCTGCAGGTTCATTCGATGCAGGAACTCATGAACAATCATATACTCAGGCTACTCCATTCAGTGGTACTGGTGTTGATAAGTTCGAAGCAGCAGGTTTACCAGCAGGATTAACACTTAACCCTACAACTGGTGCTATCACAGGTACACCTACTGAAGCAGGAAATTATCATGTTTCTGTATATGGTATTGATAAATATGGTAACTACTCTAATGCCTTTAGTGGCGACATAGTAATTGCCTAAATAGAAATGAGGTGGGAAAATGCAATTTTTCACAAAAGAGGAATTCGAGATTAAATATCCCGAATACTCAAATGCTGATATTTCAACTTGGCAGATAGAAGCAGTAAGTGAGATGATTTTCTCACAAATAGGCTTAAGATATAGGGATGCTAGTTGGGATACAATTAGTGTCCCTTTGCCTATTAAAAATGCTTCTATGGAACAAATGAGGTTCGTATTAGAACACGATATTCCATTTGTTGATTTTGATAAAGATATAAAAGCAGGAACAATGAGTTCACCTTTAAAGACTGATTATTCTACTTTAGCACTAAGAATACTTGCTAATAATGGATATCTATATAGAGGTACACCAATGTCTAGTAATATGGCTCTTACTATACCATTTGGAGGCAAATAAAATGTTTCTAGTAAATGGTATGAAAGCAACATTAAGGCAATTTAATCGTGATGAAAACGATGAAGTATTTGATGATACTAATTATAAAGAAATCACAATTAAATGTTGCCCTTATGATTGTGAAAGCGCTATAAGGTTCGGTATTTATACAGTGCCTGAGGCTACTGGCTATTATCAAGTTGGAAGACTTGTTGATGTAAAAGTAGGAGACCAAATTATCTATCTAGGCAAATATGCCGATAATAAAGTTCATACAGTGTTAAAAGTTCAAGATAGTTGGATATTTAATAGAGTAGAGAATAAGATTATAGTGGTTAAATAATGGCTGATGTTAAAGTAAATTGGTATCCAGGAAAGAAAAAGGAAGTATTAGAGGCTTCTGATAAGATAATGTATGCAATAGCAAGGCAAACACTTGATAGAACATTTCCTCATATTCCTATGTCAAGAAGAAAAGGAGTGGTTCACATGAGACAAACTTCAATGGCAGCAGGAGTTAGGGGAAGTGATGGAGATTATTATATAGGTTCTTATACTAACTATGCTAAATATGTATGGGTTATGCCTAATACTACTAATTGGACGGAACCTGGTACTTTTGGTAAATGGTATCAAGAAATATATACTAAGCAAAAAAAGAGTATCGTTGGAATTGCTATAAAGGAGAATGAATTGAAATGACAAGAGAATTATTAGAAAAGAAACAATTAATCTTAATTAAATATCTTCAAAACATAGTTAGTGGCTATACCACTGACAAATGGAAAATAAAAGCCGAATATTCAACAAATGATAATGATAGTAGGGTAATAGTCGTGCAAGAACAAAGCGGACAAAAACAAGTATTCTATGGCGATATATTGCCTATGTATAATTATTATATGATTGACATATATGGACTTACAATTAAAGAGTGTAAAGAATTATCTTTATTAATAGGTAATCTAATAGGAAAATCAGAAAGAATAGAAGTTGAAAATAATGGAAAATTGGAAAGGTGGCAAATTATATTTACTCAATATGTTAATCCACAAGCAATAGAGTACATGGATATCAGAAGAGTTGGGTATAATTCAACCTTACAATGTATTATAAGTAAGATTTATGAAAAAGATTTATAGAAAGGAAGTGTAAATATGAATGAATTTTATGTAAATAATAGAGAAGTCATCAAAAACTTAGGTTTAAATACTGGTACTAGTGCAGTACCTGCATTTACTGCCATGTGTACAACTACCGAGGTTGGTTTGACAACTGATTTCGAACAACAAGACTGGTATGTTTGGTGCGATGCCATTCAAAGAAGTTTAATCACTGGTGCTGCCATATCTATTGATACCACTGTTAAAATTGACATGAATAATGCTTCTATAGTTAAAATATTAGGCGATATTCATGCATTAATCAAAGATGGTACTGTTGCTCAATTCAACAATCAATTGGTACAATTCGAATTATTAACAGGAGTTCAAGAAGGAGCATTGACTTATACTAAATATAAAGTACCTTGTACTTTGAACTTTAGTGATTTAGGCGGTGCTGCTGAAGATAGTGGCGAGTTTGCATTAACTATTGTTGTAACTGGCAAAGGAGAAGTTGTAACACAATAAACCTATAAGGGTTGGGTTAAAAGCCCAGCCCTTTATTTTATAACAAGGAGGTGGAATAAATGAATGGAGGAGAAGTCATCTTCAAGTTTAAAGGAGATGATAAAGACCTAGAAAAAAAGACTAATGGTGTCGCCGGTAAATTGAAAGCAAGTACTATTGCTATTGGTAACTTAATGTCTAGTGCTATTGAAAAAGTCGGTAGTTCTTTATTAGGACTTGGTAAAGATGCCTTACAAGGTGTTGCTGATTTAGAGCAGAATATCGGTGGTGTAGAGACACTTTTCAAAGATAGTGCTGATACAGTCATAGAGAATTCTAAAAAGGCTTATACAACAGCCGGAATTGATGCCAATAAATATATGGAGCAAATAACTTCATTTAGTGCTAGTTTGTTGCAAAGTCTAGGTGGAGATACAGAAGAGGCTGCTAAAGTCGGCGATATGGCTATTCAAGATATGGCTGATAACTCAAATAAGTTCGGTACTGCAATTGAGAATATTCAAAATGCTTATCAAGGTTTTGCAAAGCAGAATTACACAATGTTAGATAACTTAAAACTCGGTTGAAATTAAACACCATAGCCGAGTATAAACCGAAGAATTAAACTGGAAACCCATCAAAAAAAGGGCAATCAGAACCGAAGGCTATACAAAGTATAGTCAGGGGCAACGCATAGAGGTTGAAAAGATATAATACCTCCACGAGGCTTCGGCACTTTATATAAGTGAAAAGATATGCTGAACTATATAGATGATAAATATATAGAAATAAAAGATAAAAAACTTTTATGTTAACAAGTGTATGGTGGCACAAAAACAGAAATGGAAAGATTACTTGCTGACGCCGAAAAGATATCAGGAGTACATTATGACATTTCTAATTTAAATGATGTATTTAATGCTATTCATGTAATTCAAGGAGAATTAGATGTAACAGGAACGACAGCAAAAGAAGCATCTACTACTATAAGCGGTTCAATAAATAGTGCTAAGTCAGCATTTAGTAATTTCCTAAGTGGTGCAGGTGGAATTGAAGAAGTAATAAGTACCTTTACTACTGCTGGAACAAATATATCAAATGCTATAGTAAAAATGGCACCTCAAATAATAACTGGCCTAACTACTTTATTGAATAATTTGATACCTTTAATTGGTCCTTTACTTCAAGCGGTATTACCAGCACTAATACAAGGAACTTCAACATTAATAATGGGGTTAGTTCAAGCATTACCTGGTATTATTCAAATATTAATGGGTATGTTGCCTACTATAATTCAAGAATTAGCAAATATGCTACCAGTTATACTTACTTCATTAATTCAAGGGCTAGTTATGATTATTCAAGCATTAGCAGAGCAATTACCTACATTGATACCAGTCATAATAGATGCTATTCTTAGCACTATACCTATATTAATTGATAATTTACCTTTATTCATAGAGGCTGGTTTTAAATTATTAGGGGGCTTAATTGCTGGTATATTAAATGCTATACCTATATTGCTAGCAAGAGCAGGCGAAATTGTTGTTGATTTAGTTGATTATTTCAAAAAAATGCCACAAATGATGTGGGATTGTGGTAAAAATTTAATACAAGGTCTTTGGAATGGTATTAAGTCTGCTAAAGATTGGGTACTTAACAAGATAGCAGGTATAGGTAATTCAATAATGAAAAAAATTAGAGGGATATTTGGAGTACATAGTCCATCAACAGAATTTGCTTGGATAGGTAAGATGAATATGGTTGGATTAGAAAAAGGTATGGAAGATATGAAAGGACAAGTTAATTCAACAGTCGGAGGAATGTTTGATGATATGTTTAGTTTATCCCCTAGCCTTTATGGAAGTTCAAGTACTAATTTAAGCCCACAAGTTAATGTAGTAGTAAATAATAATATGGAACAAGACCCATTAGGACAAATGGTTAATAATATTAAGACATTTAGTGGTGGTTCTAAAAATGATTATAATTATGGAATGGGAGGAGCATAAATATGAGTAGATTAAAAATGTTAATAAACGATGAAGAAGTAGTATGTAATAAAGAGTTTACCATAACAGAGGAAATACTTACTACTTCCTCCACCATTCTTAATAATTGCTATCCAAAAAGTTGGGAAAATGACAAAAATTATACTTCAAGATTTTATTATCCAAAAGATTATTCAAAATGCAAGATATATAAAGATGATGTACTTGTTTTTTGCGGTGTAGTAAAAAATTCTGGTAATATAAGTCTTAATCCTAGATATCCTCACTTTTGTAGTTTGCAAATATTAGACTTTAAGACTTTACTTAGTGAGGGTGAGACTTTAGACTTTGTTATAAGTAATAAGACCATAACAGAAGCAATAGAGATGATAATAGATGCCATTAAAGATTATGGCTTCGTGCTAGGGAATATCAATATATTTGGTGCTGATGATATAATTGGTGCTTATTCAACACAGAATAAGACTGCCTATGATGTATTTCAATATTTAGCAGATATAACAGGCTCTAAATGGTTTACAAGGCTTATTGATGAAGATAAGGTTGCTATTGACTTTTATGACCCTACATTAATGACAAGAGGAAAGAATATTGAATATAATGTTGCTTGGTTTGAAGAAAATAATATAAATGATATTTCTTTCAATTATGGAAGTAGAGATTATAGAAATAAACAAATAATGCAGTCAGATGAAGTATATGCTAGTATAAATTATACAGAAATATTAATTGCTAATGGATATGACAATAACTTCTTAACAAGTTCAAATATAGGTTCAATAGCAAGTATATCTGTAAATGGTGTTCCTAAGACATTTACAACAAAAACAAATAAAGATATAGGAATAGATGCAGATTTCTATTATACACCAGGGAAAAATCAAATAGAAACAGATGCTAGTTATATTGCTGGTACTCAAATACAAGTAGTTTATCAACCCCTTGTAAAAGGCAGACAAATCGTGTATAATAATGATGAAGTAGATAGAATAGCAAATCAAACAGGAAGAAAAGGAATTATAGCAAGATATGAGAATAGAAACGATGTTCTTTCAAGTGCAGAACTTGATAAGGTAGGACAATCATATATTAAATATAAAGGTAGTGCAGAAGTTAATTTAAAGGTAGTAACTGATGATAAAGATATTTACAATATCGGGCAAATAGTACACTTCGATGCCCCTATTGATGATTTAATACAAGATTATATGGTAAAAAGGAAAGAAATAAAAGTAATAAATACAACAGACCAAGAAAAGATATTCTATACTTATGAATTATCAAGTTCGTTCAATAGTGAAAGAGCAATAAATTGGTTTGATAATCAAAGAAATAAAGCAAGTGGCAATATTCAAGAGGGCGAAAGTATAACAAGAAATGTTGATATAGAAAACTCGGCAAATATTATATATAATAATTTGACTATTAGTGAGATTACTGCTATTGGAGATAATGTCTTAAATTGCATACTAAATGCTCCATTTACAAGTTAGGAGGTAATTATGACAAATGATTTTAAAAGTAAGATTATAGCCTATTTATGTGGAAAATATGAAGTACAAACTGGAGAAAACAATCCTACTATAGAAGAAATAAAAGAAACAACTAATAACTTCACTGATAATTTAAAAGCAGAATTAAATAAACAAGGTCATGAAGTATATAGATTATATATATATGGCTCAGTACAAAGTAGGAATGCAAGTGATGAGGGATTAGATAAGACATTAATTTATGGTGTTGTCGATGATATAAATAGAGATTTAACTGGATATATTGCTATCGTAGATGTTAGTTTTAACTTAATACAAGTAATTACAAAATTTTCAAGTGGTGTAAATATAGACAGATTACAGAATTTAGAAGTTGATGAAACAGGTAATTTAATGGCAATAGAAAGACATGGAGCAGGAGTGGGAACTTTAAGATTTCTTTTGCTAAACAATCCTACTGTTAAATTGCCTAGCGATACAGAATATAAATTAATAATTAAGAAGTCTTATGAATTTCCTAGTAATTTAAATAATTATAATTATAATTTCATACGAAGAAGAATAGGCGGGGGTAACTATTTGTTTGGTGGAACAAATACAACATCAACAGGAAGATTGCCTATTGCGGTGGAACTTACTATAAATGTAGGAGCGGAAAACAATTGGAAATTATTTAAAAGTGATAGTAGTTTTAGCAGTAGTGTTTCTTATGAAGTAATTGATATATGGCAGAATTGGGACAGTCAGAATAGCCTTGATTTTCAAATGATAGGTTTTGCAAGTGATGAAAAACTAAATGTATATAATAAAAATGGAGATAATATTTCACTTACTTCCATAAAAATTATAGATTATAGCGAATCATTCGTTAGGTCTATAGCAAAAATAAAACAAAAAAATAATTTCTATGCTATCATACATCAAGTAAAAGATAGTGGGCCGAATACAGACTTATATGCTCTATATCAAATATTTAATATAAAAGATAGTACTGTAGTAGAAATATATAACAATCAATTCATAATAAATAATTATACAGATGGACAAGATTATGGGGGCTTGGGTATGAGTATAAGAGGAAACGATGTAAGTATATTCATGTTATGTTTTACAAACACCTCTACTTATACCTTATATATAGGAAGAATAGCAAATAATCAAGTTTATTTAGTTGAAAAAGATAATATTAATCAACCTATTCCTAATCCGATAGTTTTTTACAATGTAACAAAGCAATTCAATTTATATAACTATCAATTCCAGTTGTGGAACAAATTATATTCAACACTAGAGATATATAATGAAAGTAACTATAATGGACTGCCTTATCAAGGCTTAGACAGTATGGTACCTAACTCTGGAATATTATATAACAATTCAAACATACCAATATTTGCAAGAAATCTATATAATAAAACAATAAGTGGAAGAATAACACAAAGCACAATTGAAGTGCCAAACACTTATTTGAATGATGATATTATATCAAAAGAAAACTTGTTAGGCAAAACTAATTCTATATTAATAAGTAATTCAAAGACTATCGTTAAAAATATTTACGAAACATTAAACATAAATTTCATAAATACTTTGCAAATAAGAAATGATAACGATAACACTAATTCTATACTTAATCCAATAGGAGCAAGCAGACTAAATAATAGTATATCTAATTTAGTAGACTATGAAAATGCGAAAATGAGTAAATATAGAATTAACTACTCAGATAATACAAATAGAATAATAAACAATATATGGGCTCCAATAGGCAATTTTTATAGAACTATCATAAATATTTATGTAAATAAAGAAATAAAAAGCATAGATTTTATATCAGATGATGAAAATACGATTTATTGTTCTATTAGTCCAATATTAGAAATAAATAAGATTTATAAAATTAAACAAGATGTATATATAGATGAAAAGATACAACCTAATGAAGTATTTTATGGTGTTGATGAAGTATTTTATAATAATGAAAAAATATATTATTAAGGAGGTAATAATATGGCAAAATATATGCAAGATAGTACCGACATACAAATAAATGAAATAAGCGGTACAGATAATATTAATTTTAGTTTTAAAAGTGGAAATAGTATTGATACAAAGATTGGTGATTTAACACAATTAAATACTACTAATAAAAGTAGTATAGTAGGTGCTATAAATGAAGCAAGACTTGAAGAATATTCTACTACTGAAAAAATTATTGGAAAATGGATAGATGGCAAGCCTTTGTATAGAAAGACAATAACATTTACTTCAACAATAAAAACGAATGAAACAACATCAATAGCACACAATATAGAAAATGCTAAAAATATTTTTATAGATTTCGGTGCTTCATTTATGGAGGCAAACATAGGTTCAAGTGATTATTTATCTTATAATTTCCCTTTAATAGGATATGTTGGTAATCTTACTGATAAAGTTTATTGTTATGTAAATCCTACAAATATAAACTTTTATGCAAATGGTGCTTGGGGTAACAATTGGACTAAACACATAACCTTAAAATATACAAAAACAACAGATTAGGAGGTAAAATATGAGTAAAATAACATATACAGATAAGGTAGCATTAAATGTTAATTCTGACATAGCAGATATTAACAAGGTAAATGCTAGCGATTTAAATGAAATAAAAGAAGTAGTTAATACAAATGATGATAACACTACTAATAATTCAAATGCAATAGGAAATTTATCAAGTTTAAATACTACTAATAAAAATAATTTAGTAAATTCTATTAATGAAGTAAATAACAAGTTTAATTATTCAACATCAGAGCAAGTAATAGGTAAATGGACAAATGGCAAGCCTATATATAGGAAAGTTGTAACTGGTACCGTACCAAAAGACGGCTACCCCACTGTAGCGACAGGTATAACTAATTTAGACAAGGTTGTTTCTATAAGTTTAGTCCTTGCTTATGGAGATAATAGACAATATTTTACTTCTGTAAGATATGATAATTATTATTTAAGCAAAGAAAACGATAATCAAATAACAGTTGTTACTCCTGATATTGAGGGAGATGCCACTTTTACCATTTGCTATACAAAAACAACAGATTAAATGTAAAATAAAAGGAGGTAGAATAAATGAAACAAGGAAATCAGTTTTATTTAGAATTTGAAATAGTTGATAATGAAAATAATAAATTAGATATTAAAGCAGTATTAAAAGTGCAGTTTAATATTGGTAATTTAACAAAAATATATGATGGAACCGGCGAAGAAGTAACATATCAAAATGGTGTGTTTAAAGTATGGCTAACAGAAGAAGAAACCTTTAATTTTGATAGCAAAATAAAAATGGATGCAAGAGTATTATTTAAAGGAGACAAGAAAACAATAGGAGGCACTTATATAATTGATGAATATTGGTATGATAGTTTAAAGGAGGAACCTTTAGATGTTTAGGTTAAAATTAATAAAAAAACCGATTTTGTTTAAATTGAAAACTAACTTTTCATTTCCACCAATAGTTATGGCAAATATGCAAGAAAAAGAAGTCATCCCTACAAAAGAAAAGCAAGAAATAGTACCAGATAAAAACTATGATGGTTTATCTAAAGTAACAGTAGATAAAATACCTGATGAATACATAATACCTACAGGGAATATAGAAATTACTAAAAATGGTATTTATAATGTAAGAGAAAAAGAAACTGCTAATGTAAATATACCAGTGTTGAAATTAGGTACCAAAAACATTACTTCAAATGGAGTGTATAAAGCATCTGATGATGAATTAGATGGCTATAGTGAAGTAAATGTTGAAACAAGTGGTGTTGATATAAATGATTATTTCAAACCAACTATAGCGGGTGCTACAAATACTCAATATACAAATGGTGTTAATGCTATTATAAAAAAGATACCAGATACAATAACAATGTCTGGCGATAGTTGCGCTAGTATGTTTCAATATTGTACTGCAATTACCACTATACCATTATTAGACACTAGTGGTGTTGCCGACATGAGTAAAATGTTTGCTAATTGCAATTCGTTACAAGCAATACCCTTTATTGATACATCAAATGTTACAACTATGACAAGTATGTTTAAGGGATGCACAAATTTGCAAACTATACCACCATTAAATACTAGTAAAGTAACTAATATGACAAGTATGTTTGAGGATTGCAGAAGTTTGCAAAATATACCTGCTATTGACACCTCAAAAGTTAAAACCTTTGAAAGCACATTTTTTGCATGCTCTACTTTAAAATCTCTCCCATTACTTGATATGAGTAGTGCGACATCTTTATATAGAACATTTGTTAGTGTGACTAATCTAATGCATAGTAGTGGTTTCCCGAATTTAGGCAAAGCATATTTAACTACATCAACAGCAAATAATTATACATATACTTTAACATTGTCATCTTGTTCAAAATTGACAGTGGCATCTATAATAAATATATTAAATAGTTTATATGATATAAAGACAAAAGGTTGCCAATCTCAAAAAGTTGTACTTGGAAGCACTAATTTAGCAAAGTTAAAGTCAGAAGAAGGACAACAAGCATTATCATCGGCTACCGAAAAAGGATGGACAGTAAGTTAGGAGGTGTATCATGGAAATAAGAAAATATGGTGAAAAGAAAATATTAATAGCAGATGAAAACAAACAAATAAGAGATATTAATGATGTTTATACACCTGCTACTGAAACAGAAGAAGAACATAAACCTTATTATGCTTCAATTATCTTTTTAGCAGATAACTTTGAAGATAGTAAGTTAAATGAATTATATGTTGAAGAAGATATGGATAAAGGAAAATAAAAAGGAGGAAATATGATAGGAAGTATAATAGTAGCAGTGTTATCTTTTTTGGGAACTTGTATAGGTTCACTTACTGGAATTAAATTAATCAAATATAGAATAGAGCAATTAGAAAAAAAGGTAGATAAACACAACACGGTAATAGAAAGAACATATCACCTAGAAGATGATATTAAGTATATAAAAGAAGATATTAAAGAATTGAAAGAGAGGTGTTAATATGAAAGATATTTTGATAAGAGCAGGAAAAACCTTTATTCAAGGTTTCTTAGGTGCTTTAGCAGTAACTTTACCAAATAGTGATTTCAGCAATATGCAGGTAGTTAAATCTTTATTAATAGGTGCTGTTGCTGGTGGTATAAGTGCTGTAATGAATTTAATAATAAATATGTTAAATAAAAAAGGAGAGTAGATAATATGGAAATAATAAAAAAATTAGTACCAGAAAGCAAATGGGGAATAAAATGTCCTTATGAAATGACACCAAAAGGAATAACAGTACATAATACTGCTAATGATGCAAGTGCAAGAAATGAAATAGCATATATGACAAATAATGACTATGAAACATCTTTCCACTATGCTGTTGATGACAAAGAAGCAGTGCAAGGACTTCCACTTGATAGGAATGGTTGGCATGCATCTGATGGAAATGGTCCAGGAAACAGAACAACTATAGCAATAGAAATATGTTATTCTAAATCTGGTGGAGAAAGATTTGACAAAGCAGAAGAAAATGCAGCAGAATTAATAGCAGATTTACTTAAAAAATATGGTTGGGATATATCAGTAGTAAAAAGACATTATGATTATGCACCTGATAAAAAATATTGCCCTCATAGAACAATGGATAAAGGTTGGGATAGGTTCTTAAATATGATAAGGGCTAAATTAGAAGATAAACCTGTTTCAAATGAAGTTAATGTTTATTACAGAGTTAAAACTCAAAAACATGGCTGGCTTTCAGAAGTTAAAAATCTAGAGAATTATGCCGGTTGGGAGAATAGCCCTATAACTGGACTTGCTATTAGAGTAGATAAAGGTTCTATTAAATATAGAGTTCATATTAAAGGAAAAGGCTGGTTGCCATTTGTTACTGGATGTGACATTAATGACTTTAATAATGGTTTTGCTGGTGATGGAGTAAATGTTATTGATTGTGTAGAATGCTATTACTACACACCAAATAATATTAGACCATACAAAAAAGCAAAATATAAAGTTAATAATTACCCTTATCAACATGATAATGAAAAGACTAATGGACAGGATGGCTACGCTGGGGTGTATGGAGTTAGTGCTACTAAATTTCAAATAACAATTGAATAAATAATCAGAAATATTAAAGAGAGTTAAAAAAAATTAACTCTTTTTTTCTTTATTTTATAAGGTTTTGCGAAAAAAATGTAAAAAAACTAAATAAATTTCATTTAATGTATTGACAAATGTACATACATTATGGTACAATTATATTGTCAATGAGACAAGGAGGACAAAAAATGAAAGAATATTTAAAAAATTTAAGAAATGAAAATAATGAGGTTTTAATTGAAAAACTTAATTATAATCAACAAAATTATAATAAATGGTTTGATATTTATAAATACAATAGAAATGATAAATGTATAAATTATAACATGGAAACATTCCAAAACAACATGAATAAAATAAAACAAGTTTTTAAAGAAAGAAAAATAAATATTGATTTTAGAAATGGATGGGAAATTATAAAGGAGGAACAATAATGAAAAGAGAAATAAAAAAGGTTGAAAAATTAGTAAATAAAAAAGGTTATATACCAGTGTTAAGTGGTAATGAAATAGTATTCGTTTATAATAAGATAACTGGTAAAGAATATACACCTAAGTATATTTTAATGATAGGAGGCGAATTATAATGAGAACATTAAAAGAAATTAAAGAATATTTAAAAAATGCAAAAAAAGAAGAATTAGTTAGCAAAAGAGGAAATAAATATCAAGTAGTAAAAGTAAGCAAAAAAACATTAAATAGAATATTTGATTTCAAAAGTTTAAGGAAATCAATACATTCGGTAAATGATAAATATATATATCCAGTTGTATGGTTCGAAAAAGGCAAAAAGATAGAAGTAATAGTAATGGAGGAAAAATAATGAAAAAGATGATTAAGTGGTTAAAAGACAATCTAGATAGAGACTTATATGAATATTATGGAATTAAGAAAGGAGAAAGAATATAATGAAAAAGATAATCGTACCATTAGGTAATGCATTAGGACTATTTGCAAGTGCTGGAATTATACTTAAATATATGTATATGATACTTGTATATCCATTTATAAGTAAGGAATTAACGACATTGACATGGTTTGGAGTATTTATATTAGTATTAGCAATTGAAGTGTTTACTTTAAATTATAATTACTTTAAGAAGAAATTTAAATAGAAGAAAGGGAGAATAAAGATGAAAAAGAATAAAGAGGTAATGACTAGAAAAGGTTATAAAAGAAAAAAAGAAATAAACAAGGCTTGGGTTAAGGCTAAAAAGTTTTTGATAATATTTTTCATAGGTTTTATGTGTGGGCTTGTATATAGTAACTTATTTATATGCTCAGACTTAATTGCTAAAGCAGAAACAAACGAAAGTAAAGAAGTAATACAAATAGACCAAGAAGAAGAAAAGTCTCTTAAAACGCAAAAAAAATGCCGAATTAGAGAGTTTGGAAAAAATAGAAGAATTATCGAGTGAGTGTACTTTAGATGAAGTATCTTGCAAAATCAAGGAAGTAGCAGATAGTTATGGTGTTGATTGGAGATTAGCAGTTGCTATATCAATGCACGAAACAGGCAAATATACATCAGTAGCATTTAAAGAAAAAAACAATGTAGGTGGTAATTTTAGAAATGGCTCATTAATGGTATTTGAAGATTTAGATAAAGGAATTGATTTCTTTATAAGTAATTTAAAGAATAACTACATTGATATGGGACTTGATACTATTGAATTAATACAACATAAATATTGCCCTATTGGAATTAACGATAATGGCGATAATAAATATTGGGTTAGTGGTGTTACAAAATATTATAAAGAATTAGGAGGGAAATAATGGAAGAATTTAAATTGAACTTTTACTTTAATTTGTATAAAGATAAATGTTTACCAAATAGAGATACATTTAGAAAGAACTTTAAAAAAGAACATGGAAATTTCAAATATTTAGAAGAATTAATAATAGAAATAGAAAAATATCAAATAAAGAAATATGGTTGTACTTTACCTAATGATATGTTTGTTAAAGTAAGAAGCAAAGAAGAGTGTGATAGATTAAAAAGAGAAGAAATAACAAGAAAGAAAAGGAGGTTTAGATAATGAACGAAGTCTATATTAATTTAAAAGATATTAATAGTGGCGTATTAAATGATATATTTAAAAATCAAGATTTAGTATCTGTTGAGGAATTAGTTAGTAAATTAGAAGATTATTATGCAGAAATAGAAAAACAACAAGAAGAAATTGAAGATTTAAAAGAATATAAAAATCAATATTGTGAATTATATAACAAATATTGTAGATAGGAGATAATATGAGAAAGAAAACAAAAACAAAAGTATTAAATATTAGGCTTTCTGAATGGGAGTTTAATGAATTAGAAAAAGCAACAAAATTAACAGGACAAAGTAAGACATCGTTCTTAGTAATGGCTATGCTTGAAAAAGTGCAAAAAATAAAAGGAGGAAAATAATGGAAGAAAAATTATTCTTATTTAACCCTTTTAATATAAAAAACATAAGTGAAAAAGAACTTGCTAGTATGTATCAAGAAGTATTTAAAAAGATTGTAGATGAACCTAATTCAATGTATTTATATGCTCATAATATAGAAGTTTATTCTAATCTTAATTACATAATAGGAGAAGTAATAGCAAGGCTTACTAAAGACATAATAGAATTAAAAACACAAATAGAGATAGACAGAGCAATAAAAACAACCGAAGAAAGAAAGAATTGGAATACCGAAAGAGATGGAAAGGCGCCCGCTATGGCTTATTTTGAGGCTCTAGGAACTCGTTTCTGCAAAGATAGTTAAATAGACTAGCAGATAAAGAATGCTCGTTAAAAAGGTTTAAAAATGCTTATACAAGTACAGAAAATAAAATTAATGCTCTAAAAAAGAAATTAGAAAGTATAAAATTTGAAGAATTTAATAATTGATATTGATTTATTTAAAAAAATAATATATAATTAATATAGGTGCAAGAAAAAAAGATTTGATGATGGGTAGGTCCTTGCACCTTATAAACCTACCTATCGTCAAGTCTTTTTTTCATAGCCTAGAAAGAGGTGTAAAGTGGAAGATAATAAGAGAGCATTCAAAGGAATATGGATACCAAAAGAGGTATGGGAAAGCAAAGAATTAACACTTCAACAAAAGGTAATGCTAGTAGAGATTGATAGTCTTGATAATGAAAAAGGTTGTTATGCTAGTAATAAATATTTTAGTGAATTCTTTGGTATAAGTAGTGGAAGAGTATCACAAGTAATTAATGAATTAATAGATAAAGGATATTTAAATGCGGAATATATTAAAGAAGATAATCAAATATTGGGAAGAATATTAAAAATACAAAGTCCACCATATCCAGTAAAGGTATTTAGAAAATTAAATAGGGGGTATTTAGAAAATGATGAGGGGGGTATTAAATATTCTAAAGGGGGGTATTTAGAAAATGATAAAAATAATAATATAATATATAATAATATAAATAATAATAATAATATATATGATTTCTTAGAACAAAACTTTGGGAGAACATTAAATGGTATTGAAATTGAAATGATAAAAGAATGGAATGATAATGAACTTACTAGATACGCAATTAAACAAGCGGTATTAAATGGAAAATATAATGTAAAATATATAAATACAATATTGGTTAATTATAAAAATAATTCCATAACAACAGTGCAACAAGCACAAGAAGATGAAAAAAAATTTAAAATAAGAAATAAAAAAATAGAGCATAAGCCCGAATGGTTTGATGCTGATATAAAAAAAGAAGAAGTAGAAACTAATGAAAACAATGAAATGGAAGAATTATTAAAAGATTTTAAATAAAAATGTAAAACACAATTGACAAAAATTAAAATAGGGTGTATAATTAAGAAGAAAATGAAAGGAGATAAAAGAAAATGTTAAATCAAGTTATATTAGTTGGAAGATTGACTAATAAGCCTATATTAGAAGAAAGAGGAGATAAAGTATATTCAAAAGTCACTTTAGCAACACCAAGAAGTTATAAAAATATAAATGGAGAATATGATACAGATTTTATAGATGTTGTGTTAATTAATAAAGTTGCTGAAAGTTGCGTTGAATATTGCGAACAAGGCGATACGATAGGTGTAAGAGGAAATTTGCAAAGATTAAAAGATAAAGATTTAGAAGTCCATGCTGAAAAAATTACATTTTTATCAAGTAAATCGCACAAATAAAAAAGAAAAGGAGAACAAAGAAAATGAAAGAAATAAATATTAAATTAATGAATATTCAGCAAGAATTAAAAGCACCAAAAGGACAATACAATGATTTCGGTAAATATGCTTACAGAAGTTGCGAGGACATTTTAGAGGCAGTAAAACCTTTATTAAAAAAAGA